TGCAAATGACTTAGTAGTTCAAGGTAGCTCATCTATTCAATATATTTCAGCTAGTTCAGTTTCAATTGGAACTAACATTGTTCGACTTAACACAGCAAATCCTACGATTAGATACGCAGGATTGACTATGATAGATAGTGGTTCAATCGGAGGTTCGGGATCATTTTTATACGATTCAGTAGAAGATGAATTTATATTTGTTCATAGAGGAAATGGTACTAATGTGACTTCATCACACTTTATATTAGGTCCAGAAACATACGATAACTTAGGAAACGAAACTTACTTAACTTGCAATAGAATTCCGAAAGGAACAGGTAAAGAGCATTTAATAAATAGCTGTATTTTTGACAATGGAGGCAATATTGGTATCAATTGCGCAACTCCATCATACAATTTAGATGTAAATGGTTGTGGTAGATTTTATCAATCATTAACAAATTCTACATCATATTTAATAGTTGAAAATAATAGAGCAAGAAATGCAGCTGTTTATACAGCAACTACTAATGGTGGGTTCTACGCAGGTACTTCAATAGGAACTGATACTTTTAACTATCAAATTTATGATGGTGTAGCAGGTTCTCCAAGAATTACCATATCATCAACAGGTATAGCTAATTTTTCTTGTCAAATATGTGTAGGTGGTAATGTGTTAGTAGGTAATGATATAAATGCATATTTGGAAATAGCTAATGGTGGTTCGACAGATGGTAAGAGTGGTATAAGATGGATGGTAGGTAGTGGAAGAACTTCTTATGGTGCTATTGAATTGGCAGCATCAAGTGTTAGTAATGGATATTTATCATTCTCTACAATGAATTCAGGCACAGTAGCTGAAAGAATGCGTATTAATAATGCTGGAAATGTCGGAATCGGAACGTGTAGTCCAAGTGCTAAATTAGATATTCAAGGTGCAAATATTTATATGAATATATCTGATACATCGGATTCAAGATATATGAATTTTGGTAACTGGGTTGCTTGTAGGTCTACTATTGAAATAGGTGGTGGAGATTTATTTATAAAAACACAACAAAGTAATTATTTAGCATTTGGTACTGCGGCCTCCGAAAGAATGCGTATAACATCTGCTGGTATTTCTTGCTTCTCTAATACATTATGTGCACCAATTGTTGTAAGATGTGCTACAAAATGGCAATTGAATGGAAGTGTAGAAGGTGGTAATAATGCATGTGCTTTAGTAATTAATATTGATAATTCTAGAGCAGTGAGAGTAAGAGGTATTGTCACCGGAGTATCCGGTCAGACTATGACGAGTATGGGAATGTATGAAGCAGTTGTATATAGATTGGGTAGTGGTTCAGGTAGTGAATCTAAAAGATGTGCGGTATTAGTGGATTCTAACGCTTCTCCTGGAAATAGTCAAGGTATAAAGATTGATGTGATTGGGGACACGCTATACATTCAAAATAAATCAAGTATGTCTTACGCTCAATCGATTATAGCTTGGGCTGAAATATTCTATGCTTAAAGTGTAAAATTCATTCGTTTTACCAAAAAAATATATACTTATATACAAACAACTAAATTAAAAACAAAAATAGATTATGGAAAAAATTAGTTTAAAGTTACATGAAATTCTTACTTTGGATGCAGAATTAAATGGCGCAAAAAACCAACAAACCGGCGAAGTAACAATTAAAGGATTAGCAAACGAAAAATTATCATTGGTTGTAAAATACCATATGAACGAACTCTCTAAGAAAGTTGCATCTGAAAAACAAAGTGTTGAAACTTTAAGAGAAGAATTAATTAAAAAATTAGGTACAGAAGAAGATGGACAAGTGTTCATCAAAATGTACGATGAAGAAAAAGATGAAGAGGGAAATGTAGTTTCTCGTTCATTAAGTGAAAACTTCATCGAATTCAATAAAGAGTACGAAACCTTATTGAGTGAAGTAAAAGAATTGGAATATCGTCCATTTGAATTATCAGAATTAGCATCGATTGAAACTGAAGAAAACTATGAAATTTTCTTCAAATTGATTAAAGCTCCTACCGAGTAATCATTAAGGTATTACCAATTTATTTTTTTAGTTAAAAGTTCATTACATATTTAATTGTTTTGAACTTTTAATTTATATTTATAGTAGAAATTCAAAAACTAATAAAGAAATAAAATGGCAGAAAAAATAGTATCACCAGGTGTTTTCACTAGAGAAAATGACCTTTCGTTTTTACAACAAGGTGTAGCAGAAATAGGAGCAGCATTCATCGGACCATTCAAAGAAGGCCCATTAGTACCAACAATCGTAAATTCACAAGCTGAATTTGAAACTCTTTTTGGTATTGTAGATGATACATATTACACTCCGTTAGCAGTACAATCATATTTAAGAGAAGCAGGAACTGCAACTATTGCAAGAGTAGCTGGTATTGGTGGATATACTGAATACGCACCAATGTTGTTAACATCTAACACTACTTCATCGGTATCTACTTCAGTTGGTATATTATTTAATACTGATACACAAACTTCATCATTTACAACAGGTATTTCTAATGTAAGTGCTTCAGCATTTGGTGGTGGATTTTTAATTCCATCAGGAGCATTCTTCGGAGGAGCATTAAGTGCATCTTTGAAACCTTCTGATATTAATGATATTGAAGCAGTATTTGGTGCAAATGCAAAAGGTAGTAAAGAAGCTTATGTTTACGCATACTTTTCTAACACAGCTACTGGCTTAGACCATACTAATTCAACTATTACAGCATCTGTATTACCAAATCAATTATTTAACTTTGATGCACAAGAAGCTAAAACACCTATCATCAAATCACAATTAATAAGTGGTGAAAGAGTTAGTGTGTTAAGATTTGTAACAATCGGAGCAGGTAACTCAGCAAACTCAAAAGTAAAAGTTGGTATCACAAACGTTAAGCCAGCAGGTTCTGTAAGTGGTACTGATTATGGTACATTCACAGTAGTTGTAAGAGATTACGCTGATACTAATAAGAAGAAGAGTGTATTAGAAACATTCTCTAATGTAAACTTAGACCCTAATTCTCCTAACTATGTTGCGAGAGTAATCGGTGATAGAAGCAAAACAATTGGTTCTGATGGTAAAATAACTGAATATGGTGATTGGATAAACAATTCGAAATTCATTAGAGTTTGGAATAGTAATGATGAAGGATTTGTTTCAACTGAGCAAATACCAGTTCAAGCAGTTCCTTACGGACATGAAGCATATAAATTACCTGTATCAGCATCATCTGCAGCTGTTGCAAGAACAATCCCTTCGGTATCATATATCGCAGCAAGTTCAACACAATATGGTGGTATAGATTTAGATAATAATACTGATAACGCAATTTATGTAAGACCAATTCCAACAGGAGCATCAACCGGTTCAAACGCAGTTTATTCATTGGATACAACTGATGGATTAGCATTGACTGGTTCAGTATCAACTGATGTAGCTAAGAGAAATTTCGTAATAGCATTCCAAGAAGGTTTCGATGGTATGTCACCAACGATTGCAATAAATAAAGGAAATGATATAAACGCAGGTAACTCACAAGGTTTTGATTTATCAACATCAACAGCAAGTGGTTCAATCGCATACGCTAAACACATATCAGCATTATCAAATGCAGATGAGTTTGACATCAATATGATTGTAACTCCAGGTGTTATCAGAAGATTACACCCAGTAGTAACTACCGATGTTTTGGATATGGTAGAAGAAAGAAATGATTGTTTCTATATTATGGATACAAACTCATATTCTGATACAATTTCACAAGCTACAACACAAGCGGAATCAGTTGATTCAAATATGGCAGCAACTTACTATCCTTGGGTTAAAACCATCGATATCAACACTAACAAATTAATAGCAGTACCACCATCAGTATTATTACCTGGAGTATTTGCAGCAAATGATAGAGTTGCAGCTGAGTGGTTTGCACCAGCAGGTTTAAATAGAGGTGGTTTATTAGGAGCAGTAAGTGTTCAAAATAGATTAACTCAATCTGAAAAAGATACATTATACGAATCAAAAGTAAACCCAATCGTACAATTCCCAGGACAAGGCATTGTAGTATTCGGACAAAAAACATTACAAGATAAGCCATCTGCATTAGATAGAATCAATGTAAGAAGATTATTATTGACTGTTAGAAAGTATATTGCATCTACTTCTCGTTATTTAGTGTTCGAACAAAACACAGCAACTACAAGAAATAGATTCTTAAACATCGTTAATCCTTATTTAGAATCAATCCAACAAAGACAAGGTTTGTACGCATTCCGTGTTGTAATGGATGATACTAATAATACTCCTGATGTAATCGATAGAAACATTATGAAAGGTTCTATCTACTTACAACCAACTAAGACAGCTGAATTCATTCAAATTGATTTCAACATCTTACCAACTGGAGCAGCTTTTAACGGATAATTTCAAAAACGAATATTTATAATAGAAACAATTAAATAGATAAAAAGATGCCAGAAGTATTAGAGTTTGACAAAATGTTTTATACGAATTTCGAACCAAAATTGGGTAACCGATTTATTATGGAAATCGATGGTATAGAATCATATATGATAAAAACCGCAGCAAGACCTACTTTCACTTCAGAAATAGTTGAGCTAGACCATATAAATGTAAAGAGAAAGATTAAAGGAAAATCCAATTGGGATGATTTAGAAATTACTCTTTATGACCCAATCGTTCCATCAGGCGCACAGCAAGTGATGGAGTGGGTAAGACAATCTCACGAATCATTAACAGGTAGAGATGGATATGCAGCTTTCTATAAGAAAGATGTAACGTTCTACTTATTAGGACCAGTGGGTGATAAAGTTGAACAATGGACTCTTAAAGGAGCATTCATTTCTTCAGCAAACTTCGGTGAATTGGATTGGGCTTCAAATGACCCGCTTTCAATATCTTTAACTCTAACATTTGATTACGCAATTCTTGAGTACTAATCTCTAATAGGTAAAATTTTAAAATAGTTAAAAAGGGGTGTAGAAATACATCCCTTTTTTATGTCTTATTTAGAATGATTCCAAATTTCAAAAATAATTGACAAAAAGCTTGACTTTTGACGTAAAATGTATTATCTTTACTATGTAATAAATGATAGAGATATGAATAATGAAGAAATTGTTTTGATGAGTGTTGTTGAGTATTGTGATTTGTTAATTTCGATGGCTGAGTTCAACGGGCATAACGACCCTCATAAGGTCAATTGGGATTACACCTTTTGGCATGGGGTGGTGAGTGAGGAACGTTATGCGGAGGTAATACCTGCGCTGGTGGAGAGAGGATTTGAGTCTTGGGATAACTAATCTCAATGATATTTTTTGGGTGATTTAGAAAAGGAGGACAGAAATGTTCTCCTTTTTTTTATTTATATATATTTATATACAAACATTAAGTTATTATGGAAGAAAAATTAGAACAACAAGTTACAAGAGGATTAAGTTCTCAAAATGCACAAAAAAGCTATCCGTTTCCAACAGAAGCTATTAGTTTACCATCAAAAGGGTTATGTTATCCAGAAGGTAGTCCA